GGATAAGCGTGAGGCACTAATGGACTTCTTCTCAGAGTCAAGCTTTGAGACCTACGCGAAAGACTTCCGGTCCTCGCAAGCAGCTGCCAACCTATTTTACGCTAGATACAAGAAAGCGATAAATGAGGAAAGTAAGGCACACTGGTTGCGGCAGATTGGAACGAAAATCGATCGGGCTACCCATTGTTCGGGTATCCTATATGGTCTCTTTGCCCAGGCTCTCGGCGTTCGCGATCGGTCGTTCGCGATACGGCGCATGAGTTACAAGAAGAAAGAGTATGACTCTGCCATGGAAAACTGCTTTGGCTCGCTCCTCCGAAGAGGAACGGGCTTGTTCCAAGTAGCTGGCATTGTCACGCTCAATTCTGCCTACCTAGATCAAGTTGGCAAAATCTTCTCACTGTATCTCTTGAGAAAAGTCCTCTGTGTCTCTGACCCTCGCTTGATTCCCGAGAAGGATCTTGAGTTCTTGGACCGTATCTCCGCTACCCCCCCCCCTTCGACTCACTATCTCTCACTTGTTCCCCCCTCCATCCTTCCATACGAAATCGGCCTACAGGTAACGGCTGAAATCGGAGGTGATGTGAGAGTGGCCGAGATTGTGATGGAGCACCTCGCCAACCTACTGTTTACAAAGAAGAATGCTTCAGCCTATCCTAGAGCTGATTACGTTCCAAACAGTGGGAAGGCATGTACAGAGGTGCCCCTATCGAAAGGGGGGAAGAGAGCGGCCCTCTACCTTTCTTCTTCGCGCTTTGTCTTAGAAAATCGATTCAGTACAATCGTTTCCGGTGGTAAGTTTAGAACTATCACTGTTGACTCAGCGCGCAATGCCCTCCGATATGAGTTCTTGAACGACTATATGTTCCGTCAAGTAAGGAAACTCAAATGTATGATATCGGGTGGCTCAGTTGAAGAATGGTGGGAGGCCGTGCGGGAATCGGTCCCTCTTGACTCTTGGTTCCTCAGTGGGGACCTGGAGGCGGCTACGGACAACTTCCGGTCCGAGCTTGCTAGGATCGTAATCCGACGTCTTGCTTACCTCTTCTTTGATGACAGCCAGGTGGCTCGAGAAGAGATGTTCGCATTTACAACAGACGCGGTATTCGACGGCACAGCTCAGACTTCGGGCCAACTCATGGGCTCAGTTCTCTCTTTCCCTATCCTCTGTCTCGTGAACCTGGTGACACAATTGATTCGTTGTCTTCCAGTAACAGAGATCCTTAATATGAACATAAAGGATCTCCGTGAATTCGCGGAGTGTGGGATAAACGGCGATGACGTTGTCGCCTGGGGAAAAGATCCTGAGGCCCTGAGTGCCGACTGGAAGATGTCTCTGGCCACTGTCGGAGGTGTACCTTCCGAGGGAAAGACTCTCCTCAACCCCTTATTCTTTACCGTTAACTCAGAGATCTTCCATAGAACAGGAAAGATCCGGGTGCTCCGGCCCTCATTGATTGTAGCTTTACATGAGGGCGCATTCAAGGCACCACAAGAGTCTTGGTCAGAATACCTCTTCTCTCCGCTTCGATCCGCTGCCGCGGATCGCCTCTTTAGACCCGAAAGGGTCCTCTTTCCTTCCTTCCCTGTCAGTTGGGGCGGGCTTCGCTTGCATCGTATGTCGAGAGACCAGTTCATGAAAGAGCTGGTTTCCGCATGTTATCTACGTGCATGTAAGTCCCGTCCCTTCGAAGGATTTGGGGAAGTCCTCTGTCCTCGTCCTGGCGTTCTCCAGGATAAGAATCAAACCACCGTGTTCCTAGGTGGTGACATAAAGGATTTCTCCAAATACCCCGTCAAGGGAGGGTTTATGAAGAAGGAAGATGTGAAGGCGATCGGCCGTCTGCGGTATGGTGTGAAGCACCTCGCCTACTGGACCACTCCTATTTCTCGTCGTAAATCAATTGATCAGATTATGGACGAAGTACAGGATATGTACGCGGGGTTAACCGACTACCAGTGTGAACTCTTGTACAGAGAGTACTGCGAGGCGTTTGAGATGGAGGAGAGGGGGTATGTCTACGTCCGGACGTGTATAGACGTCGGTCAACCTGTAATACAACCCAGGTGGCAAGGTCGCGTTTTCACACGCGCTCCTGTCATCCGGTCGGGCGACCTGAGCGAGCTAGACGATTACGGACGAGACGAGGTAGAGTCAATTTCCTTCGAATGTGAGGACACATCCCCAGTTATCCCTTGCCGGCTTCCAGTGAACTATTTGGAAGTCATGCTACGGGATGCAGAGGTCGGAGGAGAGGTGGATTTCGG